GACTACTTCCAGAACAAGGCTGTACCACGTTACGTTGTAACACTTAAGGGTGCATCTCTTTCTACAGAGGCAGAGGACAAGCTGTTTAGATTCCTCCAGACTGGACTTAAGGGTCAAAACCACCGTACACTATATATCCCACTTCCAGGTGACTCAGATCAAAACAAGGTAGAGTTCAAGATGGAAGCTGTGGAGAACGGAATTCAGGAAGGTTCATTCAACCTGTACCGCAAGCAGGTTCGTGACGATATTCTGATTGCACACCAGGTACCACTTTCTAAGCTTGGTGGAGGCGATGGATCAAACATTGCTGCAGCTCTCTCTCAGGACCGTACATTCAAGGAGCAGGTTGCAAGACCAGCACAGCGTAATCTAGAGAAGATTCTAAATAAGATTATTCGTGAGAAGACAGACGTGCTTGAGCTTAAGTTTAACGAGCTTACCCTGACTGACGAGACTGCACAGTCACAGATCCTTGAGCGTTACGTTCGTAACCAGATTATGATGCCAAATGAGGCTCGTGAGATTATTAATCTTCCACAGATTCCTGGTGGAGACGAGCCATTCCAAATGACATCTAGACTTGCTGCTGATGCTAGAGCAAACCAAGGTAAGACACGTCAGCGTGATGCAGAGCGAACCAACGAGCAATCCGACGGTACAGCAACTGTAGAAGGCAGAAATCCAAAGGGAGAGGGTAGATCCACACAATAACTGAAAATGCTGTATAATAACATATAGGTAACATTTTTAGAAAAAAGGGTCTATAATTAAGATAGTATGACTATTCAAAAAGCACACTGGGATACCGAAGGCGAGAACGTTCGTCTATCGATGCCATTCAGCAAGGTTGATCAAGAGAGACGACTAGTCTCTGGTTTCGCTACCCTAGACAACATTGATCGTCAGAAAGACATTGTTACCACAGATGCAAGCCTCAAGGCTTTTGAGAAGTTCCGTGGAAACATCCGTGAAATGCACCAACCACTTGCTGTAGGCAAGATGGTAGCTTTCAAGGAAGACAAGTACTTTGACCCAGAGAGCAAGAAGTTCTACTCTGGTGTTTACGTATCTGCATATGTTTCTAAGGGTGCTCAGGACACTTGGGAGAAGGTTCTAGATGGAACTCTCTCTGGTTTTTCTATCGGCGGTAGAATGAATGAGTGGGATGATGCTTATGACGAGAAGATGGATTCTCAGATTCGTATCATTAAGGACTACGACCTAGTAGAACTATCCCTGGTAGATACACCAGCAAACCAGTTTGCAAATATTCTATCTGTAGAGAAGGTAAATGGTGTGGATGTAGTAAAGAGTGTCGATGACGACACAGTAATTGAAAATGTTTTTTGGGATAAGGACTCTGGCCTTGTAACAGTTTCAGAAAATGAAGCTGAGGTTAGCCCAGTATCTGGTCTCCCAATGAAGAATATCGGTTTTGTAGAGAAGTCAGATTCTGACAAAAACGATATGATAAAGTTCTTAGTTGATAGTGCTAAAGGCATTAATCCAATTGAGATTAACAAGGAGGATAACATGACAGATGAAGTTACAAACGAAGCTGCTGCTGAAGATGTAGTAGTTGACGAAGCTGTTGAGATCGCTCCAGAGGCAGATGCCGCAGTTGAAGTTGAAGCTGTAGAGACCGAGAAGGCCGACAAGCCTGAAATCGAAATCTCAGTCGAAAGTGAAGACGAAGAGGACAAAGAGTCCGAAGAAGAGGTATCAAAGTCAGAGAATGAGGAAGTTGCAGTTGATGCAATTACTGAACTTAAAGATGCCGTTACATCAGCCTTTAGCGAAATCACCGCAGTAGTTAAGTCACTAAGTGACGAGATTGCTGAAATTAAGAAGTCCAACGACCTCACCGCTGCTAAGCTTGCAGACGCTGAGAAGGATTTCGCAAATCTTGGAAAGTCAATTGACGCTCTAGAAGCAGATACAGCTTTCCGTAAGTCTGGCGATCTGGGCGAGATCGTACAGGAACCAGCAATGGTTGAAAAATCAGTATGGGGCGGTCGTTTCCTCACAAATGCCGATCTACTGAAATAAAAATAAAAATATCACTGGGAGGTGAAATATATGTCGGAAGAAATTATTAAGAATAACCCTTCAAATGCAACTTATCCTAACGCGGATGGTGCAGCATTTGCAGGTGGTATTGGTGGTGTATCTGACCCTGCGTTTGCATACCTTGGCGAAACAGCTGGTGACGCAAACCTCGGACTAACAACTGGTCCTAACGCAGTTAACCCATCCTCTACCGCAAACCCACTATACGAAGGTGCTGGTATCCTACGTCCTGAACAGGCTCGTCGTTTTATCGATTACGTTTGGGATGCCACTACTCTCGCTAATGATGGTCGCCGTGTGACTATGCGTGCAAACACTATGGAACTTGAAAAGGTTAACGTAGGTGAGCGTGTTGTTCGTGCAGCAAACCAGGGTGACGCTAGCTTTACAAACGCTGGTGCTACCTTCACTAAGGTTGAACTTACTACCAAGAAACTACGTCTTGACTGGGAAGTTTCAGCTGAAGCTCTAGAGGACAATATTGAAGGAGGTGCTCTTGAGGACCACTTGGTTCGTCTCATGACCACCGCTTTCGGTAACGACATCGAAGATCTAGCAATTAACGGTGACACCGCACAGAGTGCAGATCCATTCCTCGGTATCATGGACGGTTTTAACGCCCGTGCTGCTGGTGATGGCTTTGCTCACGAGGCTGTTGTTGACCAGCTCGATGCTAACTGGACTACTGATGATATGCAAAAGCTTATCCTCGCACTTCCACGTAAGTACCGTGCTCTCCAGACAGGACTTAAGTTCTATGCTGGTACCGATACATTTGCTAACATTGTCAAGAACAATGGTACCGTATTCGACAGCATCGGTTCTACCGAGTCTGCTCGCGGTTCCTACTTTGGCGGTGTTGACCAGACCATCGGTGGTGCACGTCAGACCCGTGTTCTCGGTGTTCCCGTTCTTGAAGTTCCTTACTACCCTGCAGAGTATGTAGACCTTACATTCCCTCAGAACCGTATTTGGGGCTTCCAGCGCGACATCACAGTTAACCGTTTCTACGTTCCTAAGAAGGACACAATCGAATACACCGTATTCGTTCGATTCGGTATCAACTGGGAAGAGCAGGATGCAATCGCTTACGCAAGCAAGCCAGTTGCTTCCTAATCTTTAGGAGAAACCCTTATAGGGGGGTAGGAGTTAACGCTCCTGCCCCTCTTTTTAATTATCCTGGTATAATAAAAAGAGTAGTTAGAGGAGGCACCATGTCAGAAGACAGTTATGACAAGGTAGCAGTATACTCTTCCAGGAACGTATCTTGGCAGGGTGTAGGAAAAGTCTTTAAAGGCTATAATATTATGACCAAGGACAAAGCAGAGAAGTGGCTTGAAAGAGATCACACTAGACTTGCTTCGCCAGAAGAGGTCGCTAAGGAGTATGGTATTTAATGGAGGTCTTAAGAGTCCCACCTTATCCAATCGTTACATCCTGGGATGTCCCAGAAGCAGAAGCTGCTTACACAATTTATGTAGAGGATCTGGTAGACCACTCCGTTGAAACAACAGAAGTAACATCAGACGCAGACTCTAAGGTTAGTTTTACACTACCAAGATCAAAGGTTCAGTTCGACAGAGAGTTCCTCTTTAGAGTATATGATGTAGACCTAGATGGCGAAATCGTTGTTGACTCAAACCTAACCGTTTACAGACCATACGTAGACCCAAATACACTTGGAACAACTGCAACAGAGATTGCAGAATACAAAGAGCTTGAGATTATTGCTAGAGGAATTATTGACTCATATCTCGGATCATCTGGTGGTTTTTACAATCACAAACTTGTTATTCAGCAGGTAGGTCAGGGAACAGACTACTTCCCCATCTGGCACGATGCCAATAAGGTTCTGAAGGTTTATGAGAACAACGTACTAGTTTATGACTCAGAAGATACAGTCACAGAGTGGGAATACGTCTACACTGTAACTCTTGATAACTCAGCAATTATGAGAGTTGAGTCTGGAGAGTACAACCGTTTTGAACGCAAGCCAATGTCTGCAGGAGCAGCGTTTGGAGATCTCGGCTTTAGCTTTGGTAATGGCGTTGCATTCCCAAGAGGATACGACTACGTTATTATTCTGGATGCTGGCTACAAGGCAATTCCGCCAGAGATTGAGCTTGCAACCAAGTATTTGATTGAAGACATCAAGTGCGGTGGAAACGAGTACTACAGAAAGTACGTCACACAGTACAGCACAGATCAGTTTAACATTAAGTTTGCACCACAATTCTTGGAGGGTACTGGAAACATTATTGTCGATAAGATTCTTAACAACTATAAAGGCAGTAATCTAAAGCCAGGAATACTATAATGGACTGCTGCACAGATAAAACAGATTTTGTTTACCCACTGCTTGCTGATGTTTACTACCCCTTTGTAGAGCAGACAGCTTATGGCAATGTCTCTAAGACTTGGGTTTTGGACTCTTCTATTGCCTGTGCACTTTCTGTTGCAGGATCCAAGAACAAGAAAGATCTTATTCCAAATGCCGCAGTTACGATTGACAACTCTCTGATCGGAAGAACCAGAAGAGACATTAGAGTTTCAATGCAAGAGTCTAATAACGCTATGACAAATATTATTGTTACAAATGTTCGTGACAAAAACTCTGGAGTCATCTACAAAGAAACTTCTGGACCACGAGCAGGACGACCAACTATCTTTGAGGTAGCTACAAACGATCCTATCGTTGGCCCATTTGGAACTGTTGAGTACTACAAGATTGTTCTACGCAGATCAGAGAATCAGGCGGTAGAGGTATGATAGGTGTTGACATCAATGATAAGAAGCTTGTAAAAGATCTAAACAATGTCGTTCAATACTCTATGGGGTTTTTAGACGGGGTAAAGATTGGAAAAGCAAAAATGCTAAACGATCTAGGACTAGAGCTAAAAGAGCTAGTAGCAGAGTTTATTGACTCAAACGCAAGAGTAGACCCATCATCACTACACCACGTTTATGAATGGTATCAGGCTGGTAGTCCAGCAGCTAGATTGTTTGACATTGACTATCAGGTTGTTGCAGGAGGTCTATCTATGAACGGTATGCTTACTCAGTCTAGATC